GGATATTTGGATGGAAACAGTAGCCGATGTAATAGTCGGTGATGCAGACCCAAAAGCCACAAAGCAGGAAGCCTAAACAGATTATTGGTTGAGTTAGCAATTGCAACTCATATACCAATGAGTCAATGGGTTGATGCGGATGACATATTGACAGCGATCGAAGTATTGGAGGCGAGAAATGGCAGTTAGCACACAACCATCGATTGCCTATGATAAACGAGAATTAAACAAGATCGCTCGAGTATTACGTCAAATGGATGAAACCGCTGTTAAGGAAACAAAACGCAGGGTTCAAGAACTTGCGCAAAAAGAATTAAATGAAATTAGACGGGTTGCGTCATCTAGAGGTAAAGTTGCAAATCGTGTTGCTCAAGGCGGTAAAGTAAAAGCCTCATCATTACTTGGCGAAATATCTTTTGGTTTTGCTGGACAAAAATTTTCAGGTGGAGCAACAACGCAATTCAATACTCGTAATGATCCTAAAGGAAGCCGAACTGGTATTGGTGCTGCAAGTGAATTTGGATCAAAGAATTATCCGCAATTTCCAAGATGGTCAGGGCCGATGCCTAAAGGTGCAGGTTCAAGAGGTTGGTTTATTTATCCAACCATTAGACATTTGCAACCAACTATCATTAAAGAGTTTGAGGAAATAATTTTGGAGATTAGAAAAGACTGGTCAGATGGCATCTAGAACTTTAACGCTTTCCCTTGCTGCTGATATTGATAATCTGCAAAAAGGATTAAAGAAAGCCGATGATGAGATACAAACCTTTGGAGATAAGGTCGGCGCATTTGGTAAAAAAGCTGCTGCTGCATTTGCGGTTGCTGCTGCCGCTGCCGTTGCTTATGGCACTAAATTAGCCGTTGATGGGGTCAAATCAGCAATAGAGGATGAGCAAGCACAGTTAAGATTGGCGAACGCATTAAGAGAAGCCACAGGGGCAACTGATGCCCAAATAAAGGCTACTGAGGATTATATTCTCAAAACCTCTTTAGCAACTGGTGTTTCTGACGATCAACTTAGACCAGCCATGCAGAGATTGGCGGTTTCGACAAAATCAACAACTGAGGCACAAAAACTGCTTGCTTTGGCTTTAGATGTAAGTAAAGGGTCTGGTAAAGATCTAGAAACTGTTGCAAATGCATTAGGCAAGGCTCACGACGGACAAGAAACTGCATTGGCTCGATTGGGCATTGGTCTATCACAAACTGAACTCAAAACTATGTCGTTTACTGACATTCAAGAAAAACTTTCAGATCTTTATGGTGGCGCAGCTAGTGAGAACGCCGAAACATTTCAAGGAAAGATTGATCGTCTAAGTCGTGCATTTGAGGAAGCCAAAGAAAAATTAGGAACAATTTTATTGCCTTATGTTGAAAAATTTACAGAATATTTATTAACTACTGGTATCCCAACCCTTGAAGGATTTATTGCTGGTTTGACTGGTGATAAGGGATTAACTGAAGCATTGACTGAAAGCCAAAAAGGTGCTGAAAATTGGGGCAAAGCAATTGGGGCTATTGCAGATATAATTGGCGGTTTAATCACTTTTATTAGAGAAGCCATTGGATTATTAACCGAGTTTGCTAATCAAGCAATTCGATTGATCAATTTGATTCCCGGCACAAATGTTGGTTATATTCCAAATGTATCTCCTAACGCATCTGCAATGGGATTTTTAGGCGCACCATCTATGCCTACTCCAAGTGCGAACACCAGAGAAAACCGCACAACAGTAAATAACATTACTGTTCAAGCCGTTGATAGTGAAGGTGCTGCAAGAGCAGTTGCAAAGGTCTTAAATAACAGCGCATCTAGATCAGTTCCACAGCTGTATAACAACGGCATCAAGGGCGGATAATGACTGTATTTACTCCCGATTGGAAACTCACAATCAATGCGGTGGAATACACAAATGTTGCAATATCTGACATTGCCCATCAGGCTGGTCGTGAGGATATTTATTCTCAACCCAATCCATCTTACATGCAAATTGAATTGGTTGCCTTAAACAATGAAAACTATAATTTACAAGTCAATGATGGAATAACCCTACAAGTCAAAGACAGCACAGACACCTATCGAACTTTATTTGGTGGCAACATCACAGACATCACAACCGAGGTTGCAACGGCAAGCAGTATTGCTGAAACCTTTACTTACACAATCCTTGCTCTAGGTTCATTGGCTAAACTGCCAAAAGTAATCTATAACGGAACATTGGCTCAAGATGATGACGGAGATCAGATTTGGGAATTGCTTGCAGAGATATTCTTAAACAATTGGAATGAAGTGCCAGCAGCTGAAACTTGGTCTGGCTATGATGCAACAACTACTTGGGCAAATGCTGAAAACATAGGACTTGGCGAGATTGATCGCCCTGGTGTTTATGAACTTGAAAATCGAACCGCTGATCCTGATACGACTTATAACATTGCAAGCCTTATTGCTAACAGCGCACTTGGTGTTTTGTATGAGGACAATGAAGGTCGCATTTCCTATGCTGACACAACTCACAGGCAGAATTACCTTGCCAATAATGGATACACAGAGATTTCAGCAAACACCGCTATTGGTGCAGGATTAAAGGTTTTGACTAGAGGCGCAGATGTTCGAAACGAGATTATTCTCAATTATGGCAATAACTATGGATCTCAAAAAACAGCAATTGATCTAACTAGCATTGCAACCTTTGGTTATCGAGGTGAAACCCTAAATACAGTTTTGCATGATGCGACTGATGCACAAGCTGTGGCTGACCGCTTTATTGCGCTTAGATCTTATCCAAGAGCGTTATTCGACAGCATTACATTTCCATTGACTAACTCAGCTATTGATGATGCTGACAGAGATGCTTTGCTTCAAATCTTTGTAGGTCAGCCAATGCGTATAACAGACTTGCCTGTTCAGATAGCCCCAACCGAACAATTTGAGGGTTATGTTGAAGGCTGGCGTTGGAGTACTAGATTCAACGAATTATTTTTAACCATAAATTTGAGCCCGATTGAATTTTCTCAAGTAGCACTTGCTTGGGATCAAGTATCAGCCTCAGAGGCATGGAACACTTTATCCGCTATACTAACATGGGAAAATGCGATAGGAGCAGTAGCATAATATGGCAACAACTACGAATTATGGATGGACAACGCCAAACGATACTGATTTGGTTAAGGATGGCGCAGCTGCTATTCGCACGCTCGGTTCATCTGTTGATACAACAACAAAAGCCTTAAATCCATCTACAACTCTTGGCGATATTGAATATCGTTCATCAACAGCAAACACAAACACTAGACTTGCAATTGGAACAACTGGACAAGTTTTATCTGTTGTTGGTGGAGTTCCAGCATGGGCAACTTCTGATGATGCAAATGCAATTCAAAATGCAATTGTCGATGCCAAAGGAGATTTAATTTCAGCAACGGCTGCCGATACTCCAGCAAGACTTGCAGTCGGCGCAAATGGAACTGTCTTAACTGCTGATAGTGCAGAGGCTACTGGATTAAAGTGGGCTACTCCTGCAAGTGGTGGTGGTATGACTTTAATTAATTCTGGTGGCACAACATTGACTGGTGCATCGGTAAGTATTGGCAGCATACCAAGCACTTATGAAATGTTGATATTAAAAATTATTGGTTATTCAGGTGCTACTGATGGAACAACTGTAAGAATGAGATTCAATGGCGATGATTCAGCCAACAGTTATCGATCAGTAGATATAGGAAATACTTCTGCAAATTACACTTTCAATGCAACATCAGGTGATACAGGAGCAAACCAAGATGACGCAGCAACTTCAAGGGCATTTAGTTATATCACTTTGCCTAATTATGCTTCGACATCTACTTGGAAAGTAGCACAAGTTTTTGGAATTGGTAATTGGTATACAGCTGCAACCGAAGTAGTTATTGCAAACACAACCATTGTTTATAATCAAACAGCGGCAATTTCAAGCATTGATTTGTTTCCCAACTCAGGTAATTTTGATGCTGGCACCGCCTATCTATATGGAGTTAAATAATGAAACCACAAATAAAAGAATATAATTGCGAAACAGGCATTGAAATTGTAAGAGATGCAACTGCTGAAGAAATTAAAAAAATTGAAGCAAGAGAATTAGAAGCGGCACAATTGCGAGCAGAGGCCGAATCAAAAGCTCAAGCCAAAGCAGCAGCACAGGCAAAACTTGCAGCACTTGGTTTAACTGTTGAGGATTTGACGGCTTTAGGCTTGTAATGAAGCCTTACTTATCTAAAGCAGCTGTTCAATTACGGGAGCAAATTGACGATTGTTTTCCTGATAGATCTAGAAAATCAGATGGCTGGATCGCTTCGGCACAACATCAAATGCGATCAAAGGTTTCAGATCATAATTCATTAAAATCGGGTGAAGTTTGTGCAATCGATATTACAGCTGATCTTGGCAAGGCTGAGGGCATATCTGCTTATTTAGCCGATCAAATACGCATTGCTGGCAAAACAGATAAGCGGATCAAATATGTTATTCACAATCATCATATTGCCAGCAAACTCTTAAACTGGCGTTGGCGTAGATACAAGGGCATAAATCCTCACACCAAACATATTCATATTTCATTTCATCCAAAACAAACAGGAGAGTTCTTTAACATCCCACTACTAGGAGGCAACGCATGAAACTATCTAATAAACACAGGGCTGCAATTAAGTCTTATTTAAGAGCTGTGGCTGCTTCCGGCATAACTGTCCTTTTGGCAATTGTTGCTGATATCCGTCCAGAGTTTGCAATTCTTGCCGGTGCGTTAGTTGCACCTATCGCAAAAGCACTTGATCCAAAGTCCGGTAAAGAAGCTGATTATGGAATCAATGCGAAATGACAGCAAACGAATGGGTTGGTATCGCCGTTGGCGTATGCGCCATATCAACAAGTTTGTTGCTGGGTCTGCGCTGGGTTATTAAATCCTATTTACAAGAATTGAAGCCCAATTCTGGAAGTTCGATCAAAGACCAAATTACAAGATTAGAACAGCGTGTCGATGATCTGTTTGTTTTAATATCTAAGCGATAATTTTATTTATGGCGAACACTCGAAAACCTATCAAACGCAAAAAGATCAATCGTCGTGTCGTTCGCCAATCTCCTGAACCATTAACAAAGATAGATCAGCATTACACCGCATTGCATGAATGTTATAAAGCA